GAATTTGATGTTCATCAAAACCAAATTATCGACTGGAAAAATCAACTGATTTCAGCTTCCTCGCAAGCTTTCGATCAATCAAAAGCTCCAACAGAACCACCCATCGATCTAAAAAAACTACATGCAAAAATCGGTGAGCAGGCATTAGAAATTGATTTTTTAGAAGGTGTGTTGAAGAAACTGGGCCGCTTCAACCACAAAAGTTAATCGATGACTCACTTCAGATTTCAGTATCTAAGCAAGCTCAGCTGCTGAAAGTCTCCCGTGGTTGTTATTACTATCGCCCAAAACCTGTGAGTGCATCAGATCTGAAGCTGATGCGGTGTATGGATGAGTTACATATGCAATACCCTTTTGCAGGTAGCCGTATGATGCGTGATTTGTTGAATCGTCAAGGACATCATATAGGACGACGTCATACACGTACTTTAATGAAGAAAATGGGCATTAATGCGTTATATTGCAAACCAAATTTAAGCCAGGCTAATCAAGCTCACCGCAAATATCCATATCTGCTCAAAGGATTGGCTATTCAGCGCAGTAATCAAGTGTGGTCTACGGATATAACGTATATCCCTATGGCAAAAGGCTTTGTTTATTTATGTGCTGTGATTGATTGGCATAGCCGCAAGGTACTTGCGCATAGAGTATCGATTAGTATGGAGGTTACATTTTGCATAGAAACATTAAATGAAGCTATTGAAAAATATGGTCGACCTGAAATATTTAATACAGACCAAGGCAGTCAGTTTACCAGTGATGCATTTATTGATGTATTGAAATCAAATGACATCCAAATCAGCATGGATGGTAAAGGTCGATGGGTTGATAATGTGATGGTTGAACGATTATGGCGGAGCGTTAAATATGAAGAGGTGTATCTCAAAGCCTACAGCAATGTTTTGGATGCGATGAAGCAATTAAACGCATATTTTGAATTTTATAATTTGAAACGACCTCATTCGAGTCTGGACAAAATGACTCCAGATGAGTTTTACTATGACCAGCTACCACAACAAAATAAGGTAGCTTAACTAGAGCAGAGTATCACTTATAAATAAGCTTTTAGTTGTTCAAACATGTGGGACCACCTCTGAGCCCAAAAAACAGCGAGGCAAAAAATCAAAAGCAGAAAAGCCTAGCGACGTTATTTCTGCAGAAACTCAACCAACAATTGTTATTACCGAACAAACAAATGTCACCACATCTGAGGATCTGTTAGTTCCAGAAACTAACGAGCCTAAAGTAGATCCTGAGTATCTGAAAGCATTAGATGCTCTTCTTCAGCGTGTAAAAGAATCAAAAACACCTGAAGAGGTAAATGCTGTTTATCGATATACCCGTACGTGGAATGACAAACAAATGGAACCTCTCCTCGTTGCCACTCACAAACGACTTGAAGAGCTAGAAAAAGAAAAGGCATCTGCTAATGAGCCACCCTCTTTAATGGTTCAAATCCAAACTGCACCAGACCTTACAACGCTAGATGCTTTGGAAATAGACGTGGCTGCACGAGATCCGCAGATTCAACCGAAGCTAATGGGGTATGTGAGAAAACGCCGCTATGAATTAGAAAATCCAGCAGTTTCTCAACCAGAAGCAGAGCCTGATTATCTATTAGTGGATGGCTTCTAATATGAAAGATCAGTACAAGAAAGTAAGCCAAAAACACATGCTTGGTTTTATGTACTACTTGCAATTGCTGGGCTATGTAATAGTCCGGCAAGGCATGGATCAAGCAATGTTTCTAACCAAACATTATGCGGTACCAGTCGCTTGGCGCCGCATAACGATCGACTATCACAACCGATTAAATAAACCCGCTCAACAACTTTATAAAGAGTTTGTTGAGTGGACCAAAGAAGAATATTTGAGGGCCTAATGATGTTTGATTTGAATAAGGAAAGAGAGGCTTTTCTGAATACCTTCCAATATTACAAAGGAAGAAGAGACATTATTTTTAGTCATGAGCATGAACTGTTTATGACTAGATCAAACAATCCTTCTGAAGTTGCTCAAAAAGAAATAAGCAACATGAATAGACGTTGGGATGCTTGGCTTAGATGTGCAAAGCATCGTGATGCAGAGCTAGAAAAAGCCAAAGCTCAGGCGGTGCCAGAGGGTTACTGTTTGGTACCGAAAGAGCCAACAGAAGTGATGGAGCGTGCTGGCTTTGATAAAGGCGCTGGCTTCTTAGCAAATAGCATTTACAAGGCAATGGTAGAAGCAAGCGAATCGGGAGCTGAACAATGAGCATAACTCTTAATGGTCACCAATTAAAAAGCCTTCTCGAATTTGTAAATCCAGATGGTGAAAATGATTTAGATCAACTTGAAACTGAACTAACTATTAAATTTTTTGAAGATGGGCACAGTGGCAAAGGCTATTACTTTTGGATGACCGAATATCCAGAGGAAGGCAGCATGTTGTTGGATGTTGAATCGGGAGCTGAGGGATGAGTGAATCAATTTTTTATACCATTCCAAGAGAATGCCCAAATTCTAGATATGAGTTGGAATTCAAAGATATCGAAACATGGCTGGAGCAGGATTTAGAGTTTGTTGGCACTGAGTGTGCCCAAGACTATTTTGATAATCATGATGGCTGGGAATCTTCATGGCCTTTAGAAATTAGCATCTTTAAAGATGAACAATCTATTGAGCCGATAGCATCACTTATTGTTGAGATGGAAATGGAGCCACATTTTAGTTCAAGTGTTAAAGCGGAAAGTAAGGAGGGGGGAAATGTTATTGACTACTGATGAAGTTGAGCTAATCAAAACATGTGATGAAAGCCCTGAACAATATGATGCAGTCTTCCAAGGCCAACAGATCGGATATCTACGCTTAAGACATGGCGAATTTCGAGTTGATTACCCTGATTGCGGTGATGAGACCATTTTGTATTCTCAAGAGCCACAAGGCGATGGGTGTTTTGAAGAAGATGAACGTGAGTACTTTTTGATGAAGGCCAAAAAAGCAATCGTTAAGAAGTTTAATGAGATGGAGGGGTGAAATGACAGAAGTTAAATTTGTTTCTATGCCCGCATCCGAATTGGCTCAGGTCATCGAAAAGGCATGTGAGAATGCAGTAACTAAAGTTTTAGCAGCCCAAGGCGATGAGCTGCTAACCATATCAGAACTTCAAAAAAGGATACCCGGCTTATCTTGGCATATATTTGACAAGCTTCGGAAGAAACATAAATTAAAAGATATAAGAGGCAAATACTCTCTTACGGCTGTGAAAGCCTTGCTGCAATCTGACTAG